CTTTCAAGAAGCGCAACAGCGACACGCAGAAGCCGATATCATTGAGCAAGACGGTGTTGAGGATACAGTACCTCGCTTTTCGTTGACAGCAAGTTGCTGTCAAAGATTCTGGGCATTTTGCTCGTTGGTACTTTGATTGCCAACACAAAGGGAAGTAACAATAAACATTTCATTGCCCACGTGTTGGGTGCCATGACTTTGGTGCCTCGTGCTTTCAAGGGTATTGAGGAGCTGCTTGATGCAGCTTTAGGCCTATTTGAGAAAGGCTTTAATGCCATCAGGTCTTGGTTTGACAAGAAACCGATTCGATTTGCGAAGCAGTACGAAAAGGAGCTGAACGGTTTGGTTGATCGTGTTTACACGATTGAATCAGAAATTGCATCAGGACGGTGCACCAAAACACCTTCAAGACGGTACACTTACTTGTCATCGATTTTGTCTGAGATCAATGCTCAGCTTATTATTCATTCCATCAACCGTGAGCTGAAAACTTTGCTTCTTGAATTGAAGCGAGTAGTTGAGAAGCTACTACAACCATTACGCCAGAGTGCTGGCGCAGGTGTAGGTTATCGGCCACAGCCTGTCACATTACTCCTTGCCGGAGAACCTGGTATAGGAAAGACAACCATTACACAAGCCAGTGTAATTTCAGTGATGGGCTATTCAGGATATATGGATTCTGAGTTCAACGCTGAGTATGCTGGCAAGTGTGTTTTCACAAAACCGAAAGATTCACCTTATTGGGATGGTTATGAAGACAACTTTGCTGTCGTCATTGATGATTTGCTGGCTGTAAAGCCGGTGCCAGGACAACCAAACGAGGCAACAGAGTTGATGACTCTGCATGGTTCAACAACAACAATACTGAACATGGCAGAGCTTGAGAGAAAAGGAGCTTACCCATTTTTGTCCCCTTTCATTTTCATGACTACGAACGCCAGAGACCACAGTCAGACTGGTATTAGTGGTGTTTTAAATTTTCCCGAGGCTTTTAATCGTCGTATTGATTTCCACATTCTTGTTCAAGTGCGCCCGCAATATCGGCGTGCTAACAGTGTGAAGTTGGACTTTTACAAGTTCAAGGAAGAGCATGCGAAGCTCAAGGGACAGATTGGAGAAGCTGCCTATCCATGGCACATCTGGGAGTGTATGCCAGTAACATTTGGCGTCACTTCTGATTTTCCTCCTGGAACGGGTCAAGATTTACTGCCCGTGTTGAAGGCTGTTGGTGAGAAGATCAAAATTAACCAAAGCTTTCATGAGATGCAGATGGAGACCTTCGAGCGTATGGTCAATGGCATGAGACCGTCATCGGACAGTGAGCCTATTCCACCCCCCCCTTCCTATATTGAGGAACCAGAGATTGTAGCAATTACGCAGTCTGGAGATGAAGTCAATGAATTGGCTGATCGGATTGCAAATGCTGGAGATGGAGATCTCATTTTGGAGCAGGAGGCAGAAGAGGAAGACGAGGAACATTTTACCATTCCATCAGATGGCCCACCGTTTTTTGGCCTGAATTCTTCTCAGTACCAGGCTCGCCTTGTGGAGGCCTACACCAGAGGTTATCTTCGTGGCTCTAAAGACACCATGTTCAAGTTCATCAAGAATTACTGCATAGTGTTTGCAGGTCTTGCGGCTCTTAAAGCTTTGTATCCCTTGCTTTCTGGAATGTTTCAGGGAGCTTGGAAGATGATAAGGAATTTCATCTTTGGGGCTAGAGCTGAAGAGATTTCTGAGCAAAGTAACGGTCCCAAACCGAGGAAGACACAGGTGAAGTTCATAAAACAACAGAATGGGTCTGAGGTTCCACTTTGGCAGCGCGTGTACAACAATTCATACAAGCTGCTTGCCGATATGGAAGATGGGACTTTTGGTGTTTTTGGCCAATTGCTCTTCCTGCGGGATGGTGTGTGCGTCATGCCTAACCATTTCCTTAGGGAGATTGAGACCAAGCTGAAGGATGGACGTCTGACTGAGGACCACAATTTAGTCATGAGGTCTTGTGCGCTTGATGGCACAGAGAAGTCTGTTTCAGTGAGAGCTTTCATGAGATTCCCAATGTACCGTGTACATGATAGGGATCTCGCCTTCATCGATTTTGGGCGAAATGTCCACCCACACAAGCATATTGCGAAGCATATGCTTAAGTCCAGCGAAATTAATCAGATGGGCGGTGAGCGTGTCAGATTGGACACAGCACGAGTTGCTGATCGCAATGGGGAGTTAGTGCCTTACAACGAACGCATCACCATGCTTCCTGGCTCTGTCGAAGTTGGCAGAGTCCCCATTCGTATTGGAACAGCCGAGGCGTACACCAAGCACGAAAGGTGGTTGCGTTATGCAGCTATCACAGAACAGGGTGATTGTGGAGCCATCTTGAGTCTCACATCACACTGTGCTTATGAGTGTCGTCTTGTCGCTGGATTGCACGTCGGATATGACATGAATGCTCGGATGGCATATGCCACTCCTCTCGATCGTGAGATCTGTGAGGAGGCGATTGCCAGGTTTGAGAAGAAGGTTCCAAGCTTTGCAACAGCAGAGCAGAGCGGGTGGTCTGACCACGGAATTGTGGTAACCCCTGTTGAGGAGATATCATTCGGTGATGAAGGCCGTTTTGGATCATTCCTACCCTGTGCTGAACTTGACAAAGGTGTCAGTGCACCCATTCGTTCCAACAAGGAGGTGACTTCCTTCGGTGTTGATAAGTTCTTTGAAGAAGAAATCAAGGAGCTGAATCACGGTCGACAGCCTGATGATCTTGCCGTTATGAAACTCGGCAGACACATTGATAAGCAGACCGGTGAGGTTGTTTTACCAATGGAGAGGGCATTGAAGCCCTTTGCTACCGACATACGCATTATCGACTCGCGCCGCTTTGGCATTGCTGTGAGTACAGCATTGAAGCCATTTCGGAAAGCGACACGTCATGTGTGGGGAAAGAAACTCACATATGAGGAGTCTGTGGTAGGCAATCCCATCTTAGGTTTGCGCGCTATTACTCGTGGTACTTCAGTTGGAATTCCAGCTGTAGTTTCCACTGGAGCACCTGACAAGAGCT